AGGAGTAGACGAAGCCGTGATTCCCATAGGGACTCTCGTCTATGACCATCTGCCCGGTTCTGTCTATAATCTGAGTGTTGTAGTGCGGGGGTTGGTATGGTTTGTTGCTATCACTGTCTATGAGCAAGTCAGCCCCCACTACGACGAAGTGGTTATCCACGTCTGTCGTTCTCGATGTGTGTAGTATCCCCATGAGATTGTCATTGGTGCTGTTATCCTCATTGAGGTGTATGGAAGAGACGGTTAGGGTCGGGTTAGCGCTACCCAAGTCGTTTATGCTGAGCAGTCTGACCCTCTCGGGAGGGGATTGATTGGGCTTCTTGGTATTGGGATTGATGCTGCCCGGATTGATGACTAGGTTGTATGGGACGTGGGGGACTAACCTATTGACTGTAGAGCCAGTAGACGCATCGTGTATCTCGTAGTTGCCGGAACTGTATGGAGAGGCTTTGAAGTCTATCGAACCAGTGGTAGTGGAGTTGCCAGTGAGAGCGAGAGCGAGGGATTGCGCGTCGCTCTGCGAGAGTGTGATAGTCCCCAGTGTTGCGCTGTCGTAACTCCCGCTGATTGCGCTGAACGTGTAGACGGTCTCGACGGGTGCTATGGGTTCCTCAAACTTGTAGAGCAGTAGAGTTGTGTTGTTGGGGAGGGGGCAGTTCCCATCCACCATAGTGTTCATGAAGTTGCTATTGAGGTGTATGGCTTCCATCACGCCTCTGAACTTACCACCCTTGCCTCCAATGTATACGTTGGAATTGGAGTTCACCAATTTCAATCCTCTGTCTTTCGTGCTCTCTTTAACCATCAATTTTCCATTGATGTATAGTTCTATCGAGTTCTTCCTTACAGCCGCAACTATGTGGAGTAGTGGTCGGTGGTTCTTGTTGAGGTCAGTAGCCAGCCCGTAAGTCCCAGTGTTGAATCGATTGTAGTAGTCGTGCATTCCCCCGAAGGTGGAAGACGGGTAGATGGTTCCCTCGTATCTAGTGGTGCTCACTTTGGTAGCCGTTCTCAACTCATGCGTCCTCGATACGTTGCCATCGGTGAGCGTCACCTCAAAGACGGCTGGGCCGGGAGTGTCGACGCTTCCGACCGTGAGTCTGAATTGCCCGTCCTTCTCTATAACAGTCCCACCGCAATCGGGCGTGACCCAAGCCTCGATGGTGAGGTAGGAATGCCACTCAGCCGATGTTATGGACGTGAGGGACTGTGGTGTAGTAGGGCTGAGTATGTTGCGAACGCTAGTTCCACCATCCGAGTTCTTGATGCCCAAAGAGGAGAAAGCCCCTTCGGGAACGAGTATGCTATCGCTCACACCATCGAAGAAGAAGGCGTGATTGGAGCGGCTTACTACTGTCATTCATATCAATCCATCAATAGGTGCGAATATCATGTTGAACTCATAGACCATCTCACCTGCGTTGTAGGTGATGTCCATCTTCTGCACAGCGCCCTGTATGCCAGTGAACTTGTCCTTCATGTCGAAATCCACGCTTGCTGGTAGCAGGTTGTTGACAGAGGTCTTGTCCAAGCCCTTCTCATAACCAGTCGGCATGAAGAAGTTACGAGCGCTGTATTGGACTCCATCCTCAGATGTGACTAGGGAGTTGTATGGTATCTGAATGCCGACTATGTAGTCCAACTCCTCATCGGCTTCCTTGTCTAGCAGCATACCCACACCTGTCAAAGCGACACCAGCACCCGCTACTGCCCCAACTCCTCCTGTAGGCACAGAGGATGCTACACCTCCAGCGATACCACCAACGACCAAACCGAGAGCCAATGCAGTCCTACCCGCTTGCGTCACGCTGTTGTTGAGTATACCATACAAGTCCATCACCTTGTCACCTGCTGATTTCTTAGTGCCAGTAGCACCACCACCGAAACTCTCTATGTGCGGTCGAGTCATCCTCTGAGAGCCTACCCATAACGGTGTGGAATTGTTCCCACTCCTACCTGCGGTGTCTTGGACTATCTTCAACTGACAGGAGGCTACGGTTCCATCGTGCTGGGTAGCCGTCTCCACGCTTGCTGTGAACGAGGAGCCGAACCTAGCGTTGATGCAGTCCCTCAACGCTGCTGGTAAGGTGGTATTGAGGCTCGTATCGGCTGTGTTCACCTGCACCCTGTCTTGGCCCGTGACGTATGCCGTGCTGCCTCCTGTGAGGTTGAAGTAGATGACCTTCTCCGCCCCAGCCCCGTCTTCCAGTTTCAAGTAAGACGGTTGAAAACCAGCGCTATGCGCCTTTATGTGTCCTCTGTTGGTAGATGTGTTCCACTCCAAGCCAGTGTTCTGAGTCTTCCCGAAGTTAATCTTCGCCACTGCTGGCGTGTTGGAACCACCAACGGTATCGTCGGTCACTACGCCCTGCACGTTAATCATGGCGGAGTTGACGTTTAGGTCAAGTCCTATCCTCTTGCTGCCTGTGAAGGGGATTGGTGAGCCACCGACCTTTCTACTGGTGGTCATCACCATCGTTTGGGCTTCCAACTCGATGAGTTTGCCATTCTCTTGAACTAGCCTTATGGGGGTTCCTTGAGGCACTAGAATGTCCTCCTATTGCCCGTCTGTATACCTCGACTGAGTTCCTCTTGTATCATGTCGCCAATCTCACGAGCCAAGCGTCTCTTGTCAGACCTATCAGTTATACCGCTGATTTCCATAGTGATGTTGAATGTCTGTGCCATACCACCAGCAACTGCGGTTCCAACTGTGGTAGACGGGGTTCCTCCACCTCCCCCTCCACCAGTAAGCAGGTCTTTCGCCCCACCGAACACCTTACTGCCGAATCCCATGACCTTCTCTAGGCCAGCGGACATGGCATCTCCGATTAGGCCGACGATTTTTCCCAACCCATCGATTATGGTATCGATAATACCACCGAAGAAGTCGAATATAGGCTGAAATACCGCATTCCAAATATCCCCTAACGTCTTT